CAGAACTGGGCCAGCTTCACCACCGATTTCGATCCCGACCCGGTGGGCAGCAATACCGGCAAGCAGCAATTCTCCGCCTGGACCAACCTGCAGCGTAACAATTATCTCTACGCTTGCTGGGACGTCGACATCACGCCGACGGTCTCGCCCAACGCCCCCTCCAGCCTGGGCCGCATCCTCAATACCAACCTGACATCCGGCACCGTGCCGATCTCCTCGCCCAACGTCACCAACGGCAGAAATCTCGCGATGTTCCTGATGGGGACGATCGCGGCGATCGATTTCAACCGGCTGAACGGACGCAAGACCCTGGCGTTCCGGGGTCAGACCGGCATCGTGCCGGATATCAGCAGCGGTCTGATCGCCGCCAATCTGGAAGCCAACTTCTATAATTATTACGGTATCTGGACGACCGCGAACGATCTGTTCCGCTTCCTCTATCCGGGTCTGGTGTCGGGTCCGTATCGCTGGGTTGACTCCTATATCAACCAGATCTGGATGAACAACGGCTTCCAGTTGGCGCTGATGGAGCTGCTCACGCAGACCGGGTCGATCCCGTATAATCAGTTCGGTTACACACTGATCAAGGCGGCCTGCCAGGATGTCATCAACCGGGCGATGAACTTCGGCGCCATCCGCACCGGCGTCACGCTGTCGGAGGCGCAGAAGATCGAGGTCAACAGCATGGCCGGTCTGGTGATCGACCGGGTGCTGTCGTCGAACGGCTATTACCTGCAGGTGCTCGATCCCGACCCGCAGGTCCGCGTCCAGCGCGGCACGCCGCCGATGACGTTCTGGTACATGGATGGCGGCAGCATTCAGCGCCTGAGCCTCGCCTCCGTGATGGTTCAGTAACACCGCTCTCGTAACGATAGAGGAGGCTCTCCCGTGGCAACCATTACCGCCGCGAACGCGGTGTTCACGATCAGTATCGCCAGCCTGTACCCAACCCCGCAACGTCTTCAGGGCTTCGCCGCCGACGATGTGTTCAGTCACGCCCTGGTGGCGCCGATCGAAACCCTCATGGGCGTGGATGGGTTCCTGTCGGGCGGCTGGACGCCGCAGCCCAAGGTGCAAACGATCGCGCTGCAGGCCGATAGTCCATCGAACGAGATCTTCGACGCGTGGTATGCCGCGCAGGAATCGGCGCGCGAGGTCTACGTGGCCGACGCGCATATCACGCTGCAGTCGGTGCTGCGGGCGTTTCATTGCGTCAAGGGCTTCTTGACCAATTATCCGCCAATGGCCGATGCTCGCCGCATCCTGCAACCGCGCCGGTTCTCGATCACCTGGGAGCAAATCAATTCCGTGCCGCTCAGCGAGCTACCCGCACTGACGCCGAACGGCTAACCCCATGGCGCGGCGCCAGGAAAAAGTGGTGATCCAACGCGAAGGCCGCGACAAGGGCAAAGTGTTCTGGATCACCGAAATGGCCGCCACCGAAGCCGAGTACTGGGCCGGTCGGCTGCTGACGATGTTCGCCGCCGGTAACACCAACGTGCCGCAGGGCTTCTTTCAGATGGGCTTCGAAGGCTGCGCTGCCTGGATCGCGGTGCATGGCATCGGCGGCATCGACTGGGCCACGTGCAAGCCGCTGATGGACGAAATGATGGCGTGCGTCAGCTACCAGCCCGACCCATCGCGCGCCAACGTCGTGCGCAGGCTGATGGTCAATGACGACATCGAGGAACTCAGCACGCTCATGACGCTGCGGGAGGCCTGGTTCGACACCCATCTGGGTTTTTCCGTACGCGAGCGATACTGGACCTCGACGACGGAACCGTCGGAGGAGAGCAGCCCGCCTGGTCCGAATATCGCAACCTTGGCTCAGGCGCGATCGGCGCGGTGATCTCCGCCAAACACGCCACCCTGCGCGAGCTGGACACGGTCTACGGCGTCGCGGATCTCTACAAGCTGGTCGAGGTGGTGAGGATCGACGTCTTCAACCAAAAGCTCGGCCAGAAATGGGCGACGCGCGAGGAGCGGTAGATGTCTGAAACGTCGGATGGCTACACCGGCTTCCGCGACACCCAGGAGGCCGGGTCGGAAACCGGCGCGCTGCGCTTCATGGTCAAGAGCGCGCTGTCGGAAGTGGCGACGTCCGCCGTGGTCAAGGTGGTCGGCGTGCGCTCCAACGGCGAGGTCGCCGCGCCGACCTCGATCGACGTGCAGATGGTGGTGCATCAGGTCGACGGTGACGGCAACGCGCACCCGCACGGCACCATCTTCAACATCCCCTATCACCGCCACCAGAACGGCGCCAACGGCATCATCATGGACCCCAAGGAGGGGGACATCGGCGTCGTGGTGTGTTCCTCGCGCGACATCAGCTCGGTCAAGGCGAACAAGGGCGAGCCGTCGGTGCCCGGGTCGATGCGCCGCCACGACCTGGCCGACGCGATGTATGTCGGCACGGTGATCGCCAAGAACGCGCCGGAACAATACGTGCAATTCACCGATGACGGCCTGGCGCTGCTGACGCCGAAGGACATGACGCTGACCGCCACCGGCACGCTCACCATCAACGCCGCGGCGATCAAGATCATCGGCCCGATCGAACAGACCGGCGGGTCGATCACGTCCAACGGGCTGCATATCGACAACACCCACCGCCACAAGGACACGCAGCCCGGGGGTGGGCTTTCCGGCATTCCGAACATCTGACCATGGCCGACGAGACACTCGGCCCACCGGCCTTCCCCGAGAGCGACAACAAGGCCTGGGACGCCGCCGTCCCTTATATCCGCCGCAAGATCGACGTGACGTTTTCGATCGGCACCGGCGATTTCGGTGAGCAGGGCAAGAACGTCGTCACCCTGCGCGGCTATCGCGTGCAGGCGACCATCACCAAGGGCGCGGTGGGCGCGCAGACCGTGCTCAACCTGCGCATCTGGGGCATGCGGCTCAGCCAGATGCAGCAGGTCCTGACCTACGGCCAGAAGTTCACCAAGACGCGCGACAACCGGGTGATCATCGAGGTGGGCGACGAGATCGCGGGCATGACCCAGGTGTTCTACGGCAACATCTACGACGCCTATTTCGACGGCACCGCGCAACCCGACGTCGCGCTGCAGGTCACCGCCTACGAAGGCTATCTGGAGGCGATCAAACCGGCGCCGCCGATCAGCGTCAACGGCACGGCCGACGTGGCCCAGATGATGCGCCAGCTCGCGGACCAAACCGGCGCGCGGTTCGAAGACAGCGGCGTGCGGGCCAAGCTCCGCGACGTCTATTACCCGGGCACCGCCTATCAGCAGATGCGCCGCATAGCGGAACATTCCGGCATCAACTTCACGCTGGAAAACAACGTGCTGGCGATCTGGAACAAGAGCGGATCGCGCGCGGCCGGTGACGTGCCGCTGTTCACGCCGAAGAACGGCATGAAGGACTACCCCACCTTCAACCAGCAAGGCGTCATCGTGACCTGCCTGTTCCGCAAGGCGGTCCTTGGCGGTCAGGTGGTCGGGGTGAAAAGCCAGTTGTTCAACGGTAACGAAAAAGACCCCGACTCCGGTGATATCTTCTACTACAAAGTATATACCTACACGTATACTTTGGAGAGCGAGATGCCGAACGGCCCCTGGTTCACCACCTTCATGGCCACGGCGCAACCACCTTAGCGACCCGTTCGGGCTGACAGCGAGGTCGCATGCCGACGATCATCGACGAGCTTGCGATGACGCTGAAGCTCGACCCCGCCGAGTTCAACCAGGGGATCGAGAAAGCCAAGGCGTCGAGCGACAGTTTCCTTGAGCGGGTCATATCGACCCTGCAACTGATCGAGCGCAAGACCGCCGAGTCCGCCGACCATACCGCGCAGACCCATCGCAAGGCCTCCGACCAGGCGCGCGAGCACGCCAACCGCACGGCGAACGAGCAGGCGCAGGCGGCGCGGCGCTCGGGACAGGAACAGGAAGAGGTCGCGAAGAAGACCGCCGACGCGCACCGCCAGTCCGCCTCCATGATCGAGGAGGCCTACGGCAAGACGGCGGGCGCCATCAAACGCGTCTCGGTCGAGCTGCTCGCGCTGTTCGGCGTGTCGATGTCGGTGTCCGCGATCGAGCGGCTGTTTTCCGGCATCCAGAAGACCAACGAGCAGGCCTTCATCCTGGCGCGCGGCATCGGCGTCAACGTCCAGCAACTGACCATGTGGGAGAACATGGCGGGGCGGATGGGTGGCACCGCCGAAGGCGCCGCCGACGCGCTGCAGACGCTCGCCCGCGAACGCCAGAAATGGCATTTCACCGGCCGGTCCGACATGCCGTCCCAGGCCCTCGCGGGCTTCGGCGCCAACATCATGGACGCCAAGGGCGAGATCCTGCAGGGACCGGAGCTGCTCAAGGTTCTGGGCGACGCGGTCGACCGGCGGCGCGGCACCAAGGACGAGATGTCGCCCGCCGCCATCAAGTACTGGACGGAGCAGATGGGCATCGGCGGCGCCGCGCCGATGGTCACCGAAGGCGGCGCGGTGATGCGCAAGGAGGAGGCGAACCAGCGCCGCACCGGCAACTTCACCACCGAGAAGGACGCCAAGGACGCCTACGATCTCAGCGCCAGTTTCAATCAGGTCTACAATTCCGCCATGGGCCTCGCCCGAATGTTCTGGCGCGACCTTGGCCCCGCCATCAAAGAGGTGCTCGACAAGATCGAGCTGTGGATTGATAAAAACCGCGACTGGCTGAACGAGAAAGCGGCCGAATGGGGCAAGCGCCTGGGCGAGGCGCTGCTGGCTCTGGCGCATGATTTCGATCTCTTGATCAACGGCGGCGCCGGGAAGTTCGCCACCACGATCGGAGAGGTGGCCCACGCGGCGGACGAAGCCGCCAAGGCGATCGGCGGCTGGGGCAGCGTGATGGAGGCGCTGGCCACCTTCTGGATCGGCTCCAAGATCATCGGCATGGTGGCCGCCATCCGCGGCGTGACGGCGGCGATCAGCGGGCTGGGCGCGGCCTCCAGCGTCGGCACGGCCGGTCTGGCCGGGGCGCTCGGGCGGCTGAACCCGATCATCATGCTGCTGCTCGGCACCTACGAGCTGCTGCACAACATCCTCCCCGGCGTGCTGGGCAACCGTCCCGGCGGGCTGAAGCGCCAGCCGAAATACGATGCCGACGGCAACGTCATCCCCGGCACCGAACAGCAGACGCCGAACAGCGATCGCGGCGCGGGCCGCTCCGAAGAGCACGCGCCAGGCACGCGCTCGGGTCGGATGACCACGGGGCGCGGCGGCGGTGGACGGGCGCACCCGGCGACACCCGACGCCACGACGGCACCGGAGTCCGCGCCCGCGCATCGGCAAGGCTGGAGCACGATCCCCGGCACGGCCCCGGCCCCCGGGATCGGCGGCATGGCACCGGCGCCACGCTGGGGCGGCGGCGGTGGAACCACCACGCCGCCAGGCGGATGGGCGCCCGCGACGCTGCCGCAGGCGGCGCCAGGCACCAAGGAGGTGGCATCAACCGTCGCGGCGACCGCCACGACCGGCGGGCCTCCCGTCACGGCTGTCGGTGCTCCTGAGCCAGCCGCGCCGCCGGTCGCCGCCAAGAGCTGGTGGGAACACCTGAACCCGTTCTCGTCGGCGCACGCGGAGGGCACGCCCACCGGCGCCAACGCGCCGGTCAGCGCGGCGATGGAGGCGATCAAGTGGGGCGATAAGTCAGAGCCGGAGAAGAGCTTCGGGTCGATCGGTAC